TACACGATCATGCAGGACTAACGCATATAAAGGTGCTGACTGCAAGAAAAAGAATCAAAGAATCTGTAAATACAGCATACCGTTATGGTTACGCAAAAAGAAATTGAATTTCCCAGTGATCGTTGAGATTACATGGTATGAAAAAAATAAAAGACGTGATCCAGACAATGTTGCATTTGCTAAGAAATTTGTCTTAGACAGTCTAGTAGAATCTGGAACATTCCCCGGAGACGGACAGAGGTATGTACTAGGATTTATAGACCACTTTAGAGTAGATTCGAAAAATCCAAGGATAGAAATTACTATTCATGAGGATAACGATAAATAAATGTAGGAGGGCAGTGAATGAACATAAATATAAATACAGACTGGGAATGGTATGAAAACACAAATGTATTTAGATTGTTTTACCACTGCCTACTACATACAAATTTAGAGGACAAGCGGTACTGCGGAAAAGAGATAAAGGCAGGACAATTTGTATCTTCGATAACAAGAATCAGTGCAGAGACAGGATTAACAGAATCGCAGGTCCGAACAGCACTAAAGAAACTAAAGGACACTGGGTATTTATCCACAAAAAGCACAAATAAATACACGATATACACAGTTAACGACTACGAAAAGTACATAGATTGTGGACAAGTTGTAGAAGCAACTGCCAAGGTTGAAAATGGAACAAAAATGGAACAACCAGTGGAACGAAAAATGGAACAAACAGACAAAAACGCAAAGAAAAATTGCGAGAAATCAAAAGAAAATTGCGAGAAGTCAAACAAAAAAGCAATCAATGAATGTTTTGAAAAGCTCTGGAAACAGTACCCGAATAAACGTGGTAAGGGGCAGGTATCCGATGCAAAGAAAAAGACTCTGTATGAGATAGGAGAAGAAAAAATAGAAAGAGCCTTGAAAAGGTATCTGGATGATTTATCTAAGGACAGTAGTTGGAGAAAACCACAGAACGGAAGTACATTCTTTAATTCTGGTTACGTGGATTATCTGGACGAGAACTACGAGAAACCACCAGAACCGAAGCCACAGCGGAATCCTGCAAGTGTCTTAGAATGCGAGAGAGACTATGACTTTGATGATTTAGAAATGCAGTTACTACATAAGCAATTAGAGTAAGGAAAAAGGAGTGATGGAAAATGTATCAAATGAGTTTTTTTGGTAATGAAACAGCACTTAGAAGCCATTCCATTACCAAGCAGACTAGAAGAGAATCCCACAAAAAGATTAATAAAGAAGCAATACATATCTTAATTCTTGAGCAGCTTGGATACGAAGCTATGACAGCACGAGAGATCGCAACGGTGTTGTATAAGCATAAAAAAGTATTAGAACCGACAAGGCAGCAGGTACAACCACGATTGACAGAGTTAGTACAGGACGGACGTATTGAGGTGTGTGGTAAACGACACGACAGTCTAACAGACAGAAACGTGGCAATCTACAGAAAGGTGGCTAAAGATGGGGTACAAAAAAATAAGCAAAGATCTTAAGAGAAAAATTCTTAAAGAAGTGGAAGAAACGAAAGAGGTTACTTCTGTTGCGAAAAAATACGGAGTAGACCCATCAAGCATATTCAAGTGGAAAAAATACGGTATCGAAGCAAAGCGGAGAGAGTACACAAAAGAGTTTCGCAAACAAGTTGTCAAAGAAAAGGTAGTTAAGAAGCTACATGTACAGGAATGTGGAGCAATTTATGGAGTACCGGGTTATCTTGTTAGATTCTGGGAAGATGAATTGGTGGAAGAAGTCAAAGAAGAGATTCGACAAAGCCGATTCAAAAAGAAGCAACATGAACGAAGATTTGTTCACGTAACATCACATTCGGGGTATTGGAAATAAAAACTAAATAAAACTTTTCTGGTTTGATTCTCTGCCTAAGTAACTGTAAATAATGTTTTTTGTATTTTCAGATTCTTCCATTTTTCATTTTTTATTAGGCAGAGACTCAAGCCAGAAAAGGCTTGTTGCACAGCAGGATTTTTGTATACCACACGAACAATTAAATAAGAATCCTCGCAACGCATAAGCAACAAAACTCTTTAATTATTTGTTGTATAAGTCATGATTTCCCCTGCTATTAACGGCAGGGGAGAGAATGGACAGTAAAGGAGTTAAAATGCAAATTTATAATATAGAAACAAAAGCGATTATAAGTGAAGAAGAAATGAAAGAATTAGATGATTGCTTTATTTTGACAAACACTGACGAGAGAAATGATATGCAGACAACTATCAGATGCTTGAAACCAACATGGAACAAAGTAATTTGTAAAGAAACGTGTTTACAGCGTATTGTAAGTCAGCTAAATCAACTTACACAAGAAACAGTTATAGCTGTTGAAGAATCAAGTAATAATACAGATGCACTTATATTGAAGATAACATTAAAAGACGTTAGAGAGAAAATCTTATTAGTATATAGCAAGCAAAATAAAACAACATACATTGATAATTGGCTTATCAGTAGTGGCTTTTTAGATCGAGCTATCGAAGATTATTTAAAAAATAAAGAGGACTAAACAGGAAAAGGAAGTGGAGAAAATGATTAAAAATCTAACAGAATCAGAAGAAAAAGAGTTTTACAGATTGGTTGGAAAGATGAATGGAGAAGAACCAGACAAGAAACAGGATGCAAAGGTAAAGAAACCACGAGAATCAGAAGAATATTTTTGTATTAGTAATGATGGAGCTGTTATACAAAGCAGGTGGACGAATGATTCTTTAGATGAAGCAAGATGGGAATTAGGAAACGTCTTTTTCACAGAAGAGTCAGCGTGGTTTGCCAGAGAAAAAAAGAAAGTAGAAGTTGAAATCGAAAGATATGCAAGGGAACACAATGGCACAGCATTTAACAATCGTTGTTATTTAATTCGATGTGAAGAAGATGAGAAAAGACTTATTTGCGATACATGGGCTACAGCAAAAATACAGGGTACAGTTAGGTTTACATCAAGAGATGTTTTGGTTGATGCAATCGAAGCAGTAGGAAAAGACAGAATACTCAAGTACATCTTTGGGGTAGAAAGTGAGGGAGAGGAATGAGATTAGAAGAAGCTATTAAGCACGCAAAAGATGTTGCAACAAAGAAATATAGACAGGCTATGTTACATCGTGCAAATGCAGAGGATGAAAAACTTGACAGGTGTATTGAATGCATGAAAGAACATGAACAACTTGCAGAGTGGTTGGAAGAACTGAAAGAGTTGAGAGAATACAAGAAAAAGATGAAAGCACAGTTTCTTGATGATATTGAGAATCCGTTGGAACCAATTAAGCTAAGCAGTGCGTTAAAATCAGAGATATTTAAGTATGAGTATAGGAAAGAATATGGTCCGCAAAGGATTACTCCTTTAGATTATACAATCATATACGCATTAAAGCATTGTTTAGAAGAACAACTGAAAGAGGTGGTAGAAGATGAAAATTAATGCAAAACAACCAAGTATTAAAACATACACATTAAGTCATTTCAAGATTGGAGATGTTTGTATGGGCGTAAAAAATGAACATTATTATCTTGTGGTTAAATCAGAAAAAGAAAAGAAACAGCTTGTTGATTTGACAGAAAACGAGATTATAAGAGATGCAGGATATATGAGATTTATACCTGCGACAGCAGAACTTAATATCAAGGATGTGGGGTAAAAATTATGAAAAAAATATTATTTATTGTGTTTTCGATAGCAATAATGAGTTGCATGTTGGTAGGTTGCGAGGAGAAAGAAAGTAATACATATAAGGATGAAAGTGATACACAGCAGAGTGCAGCGTTAGTTGATATTAACAACATCTTATCTTATGACAACTCGACAAGGATTGTTTATTGGTATTTTAAAGATGGAGCAGGCAGAACAAGTACAGGGTTTATGTCCCCATACATTAGCAAAGACGGTAGATATTGCAGATATGAAAAAGGAAAGATCGTGCCGATTGAAAGGAGAGAATAATGCCGGTAGCAAGATGCAAATATTGTAATAGCTTGTTATTCAATGAAGATGTTGGAAGAGAGTATATACAAATAAATTCAGATATGAAAATACAAAGCAAATTCATTTGTCTTAAATGTGAAATGGAGTTAAGAAAAGAAGATTTCTTTGAGCCGTACAGAAACATGATGAAGTAAAGGAGTGGAAACGTGATTACAAAGACACAATTCAAGGACGTATGTAAAAAGGCGGCTATTTATACAATTATGAGCCATCCAGAAAGAATCAACGATAATTGTATAAACGACGAAGAGGTAGCAGCAATCTTAGTAAGATTTTATGAAAAGATTTTTAGAAAAGTATATAAAGGCAAAGAGGAATCGAAAGAATGTATAGATATAAATGAGATAGATGAAATATACGTTATCGCATTTGATTGTCTGTACAAAGATGATGGAATAACACCAAATTATGTAATATATCAAGAAAATATGTTGTGTTTAACAAGCATAAATGCTTTATATGAAATTTTAAGAAGCAAAATCGAAGATGATTATTGCGAATTAGGAAGAGACATTGACGGCTTATTAAATATGTGGAATGACTAACAGGGCTAAATAAAGGAGTTTATTATGCCAGACGAAGAACTAGAAAAACGCATCAAACTTGAACTTGCACTTATTCATCAGTGCGAAGAATCAGACATTATAATTTGCCACATTGAGGTATTAACAGATTGTTTTAAGTTTTATGTGATTTATAGAATGAAATATTCACTTTGTATGTCAATTACATTAGATGGTTTAGATATTTGTAAAGGAGAAACTAAATGAGTTATTCATGGTCGACAGAAGAATATAGCGATCATTACAGCACAGATTTTGACACAATAGAAGAATGTATCAAAGAAGCTAAAGACATGGGATGCAAAGCAGGTACAACTATCTGGATTGGAAAAGTAGAAGAAGTGGATATAAGACAGGTAGACCTAACAAGCATACTAGAAGATTTACACAATGCTGTATATGATGATGTAGGAGAACTTGCCGAAGATTGGTACATAGAAGATATAGATAGCAAAGAAGCCTACGAAAAGTGTGAAAATGCTATAAATGATCTGGTTGTTAAATATATCGAAGAAAACGGCATGAAACCAACGTTTGCAAATGTAGTAGATGCAGAACCGTATGTTATCAAGTAGGAGGAAACAATATGATTTTAAGAAAAACAACAACAGATTTCTTAAGCAAGCTTCTTTGTAAAGAGAAGTTAATAGGAAAGCACTATGCACGAGAAGTCACTGTAGATTACGGCACAGGTAAAGCAAAAAGAGTTGACTTTATGCAATTTGTACCAGATGGACAGTGTAGTGTATCAGCTTTAGAAAAAGGCATTTTCGTTTGTTATGAAATTAAAAGTTGCAAAGAAGATGTTTACAGCGGAAACGGACTTAATTTTTTAGGAGAGAAAAACTATATTGTTACAACGTTAGAGTGCGGCAAAGAGTTATTGACAGATATTAGGTCTGGGAAGTTAAAGAAATACATACAAGAGCATTATCCAGATTCATCTACAAACTTTGGAATAATGGTAGCTGTCAGAGGTGCAAAAGATGGATTTTATGATGGAGAAATAACAGTAGACAGTGATGTTAATAAATGGTATTTAAAGACAATTGCTAATTGCAGAACAGGGTTAAGAAGAAAAAGCATAGTAGAACTGTTGTTTTGTATGTTAAGAGCGAAAGGAGATTGACATGGATGTTATCAAACAAATAGATTACATGATTGCTTGCCTAGAGATGGCAAAAGAAGAATATCAGTATGAGAAAAGTTATGAAACAAAGAAAAAAGCAAGAGAGGACAACGACTGGAACTGGTACGACAGAAACAGGACACCGAAAAAGGCACTGATTAAAGAGAATCTTAGAAACGTTGGTAGAACAGGATTCAAGCTTGCGAAAGATTTAGAGGTGGGAGAATGAAAATATATTCAAATCGAGCTGATAAAAATGTGGACTGTATCAGAACAAGCATGAGAACAGAAAAACACAATAGTTTGCACGTAACATTAAATTTTAGGAGAAATGTTGGTGGACCAGTTACCATGGAAGAAGAAACAGGCAGTGAAGTGAGAATAAACTTTACTGATACTTGCGAACTTGACAATTTTATTATGGCACTGACACAGCTAAAGGAAATGACAAAGGGTTACTATGGAAAATGGGAGATTGAAAAAGGTAAAGGAGAACGACTATGACAATAGCAGAGCAGGTGGCACACGACTTTTTAGAAAGCATAGAAAAGATGATTACGGCAAATGAACTAGATGTTGGAGTGTTAGATACGAAAGTTTCTTATCAATCTTGCGAAGAAGCAATGATGAGTGTGACTGATACAAAAACAGGTTCTATTATTGCAACAATGAGATTAAATTTAAATACAAACAAATTAAAAAGAGAAATACAGGAAAAAGAATTAGAAAATTATTGCCGTAAAAGAGTGTGCCCTATTTGCATTTTTAAAGGGCAACAACCGTGCATAGCGAGAAAAATTAGTTATGGAAGAGCTACTTGTAAAGAGGTAGAGGAAAACTATAGAAAGATGGTGGAGAATAAAAAATGACAAGAGAAGATATAATCACTAATTTAAGATATTGGTGTAACAATATTGATAAACCATGTGAAGAATGCAAAATGCATGATATATGTGTCGTTCGTGATCACGTGCAGACATTTGATTCTATGGACGATAAAAAGTTACAAGAATATTATAAATTGATGTATGGAAGTGAAGTGAAAGTAGAGAAAATGGAACCGGTAAAAGTTTTAAAAAAAGCAACAAAAATATATTATCCAGATGCAATGAAATATGTGTTACCACTTAAAGAGTTTGTGAAAAACATTACAGATAAAGGATATAAGGTTGAATTAACAAAAGATAATGTTTTCAGTGATACCGTAGTGAATATCTATAAAGAAGAGGAGCTGAAAGAATGATACTAAAAATCTTACTTGTTATCATCGGCATTATCTTAGGACTGGTAGGCAGTGGCTTATGCCAGTCCGCTAAAGCAAGAGATACGATCACAATGACGTTAGAAGATTATGAACACATCGGTGCTGTATTTAACAGCCTGCCGATAAGAGAACGACAGAAGAACTTAAAAAAACAGGATGTGGCGTTATACAGATGTCCTAAATGTAAAAGCTATGTAGCGGAATGGACAGAAGTTTGTGAGTGTGGGAACCGGTTGGACTGGGGAGAAAGTGAGGACTTGAATGTTAATAAGAATTAGCGAAACGCAGGTTATAAATATACAACAGGCTACAGGCTTGCATATTGAAAAAAATTTAAATTGGTATGAAGTTCGGTGCACTATGATAGACAACGAATACGTTATTAAAAAATGCACATTGAAACGACATGCGTTAGAAACATTAGATAAGATACTTAGTCAATATGACAGAGGACAAAGGGTTATCAAGTTATAAAGGAGTGTTATAAATGAATGGTAAAGAATATCAAGTAAAGGCAATGCGAACTAATGACGGATTAGGAATAGAAAGAATAATGAATATGGCTGATAATTTAGAACAGGGAGTAGAGGACAACGTACCAGACGCAGGGATTGACTTGGGTGGAATTATTAACGGCTTATTCGGATTATCTGGAGAAGTTGGAGAACTTACTGACATGGTTAAAAAATGGATATTCCATGAAAGTAGTTTTGACGAGGAACACGCAAAAAAAGAACTTGGGGATGTAATGTGGTATGTTGCTATGATTTGTGAATCATTTAATTGGTCGTTGGATGAAATTATGCAAATGAACATTGAAAAATTAGAGAAACGTTATCCAGATGGATTTGACGTTATCAAAGCAAATAACAGAAGTCCAGAAGATGTATAAAGTGGGGGCGTTATTATGAGAGGGAAAGATAATCCGTGCTATGGGTGTACAGAAGCCACAGGAAGAGCTTATAATTGCCATACTCTATGTGACGGCTATAAACAATTTCAAGACGATTGCAAGGAAGAGAAGAACGTTATCAAAAGGAAAAATCCTTATTATAAGTCGTTATGAAAAGAAATGCTTTAAACAGGAACAGGAGGGGAAGAAAGTGACAGAGATACCAAAAGAAAGAATCCAAGAACTTTTGAATTTTAAAAAAGAATATGAAGATGAGCCAGAAACAGAAAAATGCTTAGAGGAACTTTTAGCGTACAAAGAGACAATGGCAGGAATTGCAAGAATGTTAGGCGTTACCCAGTACGACATAACGAATAAGAATGAAGAGTTATTAGAAGTAAATCTTAACAATGATGTTATCAAGAACGCACTTGATAGATACAGGAGTTTTGAAAACACTTTCTTAAACAAAGTAACTGTAATGGCATTAAAAGAGCTTTTAGAGTACAGAGAGACAGAACTGGCACCAGATCAAGTTAACGAGATGAAAAGTAAATTTGAACATTATAAAGACGCATATTGTGATATTCAAGAGCGTTATAATAGGTTGCTGAATTATGAGATGGAGGAATAGAAGAATGGCAGGGTTATCAATAGAGATGATTAAAATTAAAATAAGTTTATTAGAGTCCAGGGGATGGGGATATCGTGGAACAGTAACATATAAAGCATTGAAAGAACTTCTTGAGTACAAAGAGACAGAATTGACACCCGATGAAATTAATGGGATGAAAAAAAGACACGAAAAAATTGACCTTATGGCAATTGAATATGATAATATTAAAGAGAAATACGACAAACTATATGGAAAGGAGCAAATATGATGAATTATCAAGAAAAAGAAGCACAATTAGATATCTATGATGTCAAAAAAGCACTACTATATCGTAAAGCTATTGGAGAAACAGAGTGGGACAGAATCACAGTGATGGCATTGAAAGAGCTTTTAGAGTATAAAAAAATAGGATTAATGCCACAAGAAATAAAAGAACTGCATAAGATGTATACAGAGAGATGCGAACAAGTTAACAGGCTAACACGTGATTGCGAACTACTTAAAAATAAGGATAAATGTAAGTGGCACGTATGACATTCAATAAACGCATACAGATGTTAAAAGAAAATCTTGAAAGCATCAGCGAGGAGCAGGGACATGAATCGTGATCAGTTCCAAAAGTGGATAGACGAACACGGAACAGGGCAGAGAGAAAACAAGAGCTGCAACGGTATAGACTGGGTACTTGTTACCATGAAAGATACATGGATAGCTTTATTTGAGTACGTGAATAGATCATATATCCCTTATATCCAGTGCAAGGATAAAGAACACGCATTAAGTTATATAAATGTCTTAGAGCGTCCGTCAGTGCCTTTTGACGTGATATAAAAAAAGAGCCGTAGGTTAATTCCTACGGCTTATTCTATGCGTTCAAATATAATTTTTTTAATGATTCATTGTCTGGATAGTCTAAATCCAACCACTTATCAAAAGCTTCTGGATTTCTCTTTTCCAGTTCATCCATAATCCAACCACGGACCATGGACAATTCAAGACTAATTGGTATATCTTCAGTCATGTCAAATTCCTTTATAAGTTGCTCGGTTGATAATCTACTTAGCATTGTTCTTGCGTTCTTTTCTGCGTTCTTAGTCATATTTCCCAACTTTCTACCCTCGTAACCTCCGGGGTGGGTGGTGTATGTTATGCATTGATAAGTTGCTCCCAGTTAGGGTGTTCCTTATCGAATTTTTCTAGCTCTTTTTCTCTTTCGTCATAGGCTTCGAGTTCTAAAGCTTCGATTTCTTCCAAGCTAAAACCAAGCTTAGAAAGATTATCAGCTAGTTCATCACAAAGTAAAGAAGCTTCTAAATCTTGACGGTAAATGAAAATTTTTACCGCATTTTTATAACCTCGGATTGCTGAATTTTTAGCAACCTCTTCTTTAAATTTTTTGTCGATTTTTCTACCTCTGTAATAATCCATGATTTTCAACCTCCTAAATTCTTTCTAAAATCTTCTTACAAGCTTCTACATATCCGTCTGGAAGTGTTTCAGTGTTCATCTTCCCACCGTTTGCTCTCCAGTCGATATATTTTTTAACTTCTTCTTTTTCTTCTTTCAGTTCGAAAATGAACTCTTCATAAGAAACGAAGTCCTCATTTTCAACTAACTTTTCGATTTCTTTTCTTAATTCTTTCATTTTATTATCTCCTTTTCTTGATTGCTTTGTTCTCTTAACTTACTTTTATTATATCACTTTAAAAAGTTATGTCAATAGAAAATGTCACTTTTTATGATAATATTTCTCTTGACGTGAAAAGGGTACATAATATATAATGTAGTAAATAGGAGGTAATGAAAAATGTTAAAATACAAAATTGATGTATATGATGCACTGAAAAGAAAAGGATTTACTACATATAAAGCTAAAACTACAAATTTACTTAGCCAAAACACGTTAAACAAGATAAAGAACGAGGATACAGCTATAACGCTAAAGGCTTTAAATGCTGTATGTAACATCTTAGAAATGCAACCGGGGCAGCTATTAGAATATGTAAGAGATGAAGAGGACGAAAAAAAATTAAAAGAATTATAAATATCACTTTACAAAGGGATAAAGATATGGTAAGATAAAGACAGTTAAAGAAGATAAGCAAAGAAAAGGAGATTGAAGTCATGAAAAATATTTATTTAACAAAAGAGTATTACGGTGCCAAAGTCTTCGGTGCTGAATGGGAAGAAATGAAAAAAAACATTCTCGCAGAAATGCGGAAAAAATATAAAAACTGTATTGTTCAAGATGTGGATTATCTTGATCACATGCCATTCGATCGTGATGGACATCATGCCACTGGGTATGAAGTAAAGATTGATGGTTTCTGGGATTATGATTACGAAGAATAGAAAAGGAGAATGAAAAATGATGTATCTAACAAAAGCGCAGAAATTAAATTTAAAATACGCAGGTTTAGACTTGGGAGACGAGACAGAAAAGAAACTTGAAATCATTATGGAAGACAGCCATACAAAGAAAGAAGCTGTTGATTATTTATGCAATGGATCAGCAGTGTACGAGAAAGAAGAATTTGAAAAATTCTTTGATCAGTACATGGATGAGTGGGACGTTGAGGAAGAAGATCAGGAAGAGTATAAAAAGATGATTGAAACAAACAAGCCGGCTTTTGACTGGGGAGTTGTAGAATATGAAGGTATAACATACTTTATTGATTATGTATTATAGGAGGGAGCAGCCATGAAAAAATTAAACGTGGAAGAAATCAAAAAGGAACTTGTAAACGAAGAAATGAGCTTCACAGATTTAGATAACTTCATGATGGAATCTGGATACTACAGTGTATTCGATGATGGAGCTACAGAAAACATTAAGCAGGACAAAAATGTAGTGTATACAGCTACAGACTCTAACGAGTGCGAAGTACAGATTTTCTTCGAGATCACAACAGATAATGGAGAGGACGAAGCCGAAGAAGCTTTCTACTTAAAAGTGACAGATGTGCAGGAGTTCTAATATGAGAACAAAATGGTTAGAAATGCAGGGCAAGACGGTAAATGGATTTAAAATATTAGAAGTTTACAGAGAAAACAAAAGAACAATGGCAAAAGTTGTCTGCCCTGCATGTGGGAAAACATTCATAACACGAGCAGAACACATAAAAAATGGGAAAAACTGTGGATGCACTACCAGAATAAAGATGAATGACCTAACTGGTAAAAAATTTGGCAGGCTAACAGCGATAGAACCAACGAATAGAAAAGCATCGAATGGTGCTATTATTTGGAAGTGTATTTGCGATTGCGGAAACGTAAATTTCGTTGACAGCGGAAGCCTTACAAAAGGAAGAGTGCAAAGCTGCGGATGCCTGAGAAAGCCGCATGAAATAGAGCAAGGTAAAAGAATGGCAGCAGAAACAAAGAAACAGTGCATTGACGGAACGAGTATAAGAAGTCTGACGATGAAGAAACCAAAGACGAACACTTCTGGAATAAAAGGGGTGTCTTGGGATAAAAGCAGAAATAAATGGGTGGCACAGATACAATTTAAGGGTAAGAATTATTACTTGGGCAGATACGCCAATAAGGAAGATGCAAGAGAAGCAAGAGAGAAAGCTGAAAAAGAAATGTTCGGAAAATTTCTGGAAGAGCATAAAGAATATGTAAAGGATAAAAAGGCATTAATAAAAAGAGTGTAAACAAAGGCACTTTCTACTATGGTATAATTATATTAGATAATAACCATAGTCGGGAGGTGTCTTTTTTGATTAATAACAAACTAAAGAATTGCTGTAACGATTGCGTACACTGTGATATTGTGACAGAGACAAAAAGAAGAGCTATCCCAGACAACAAGACAGAAGTTGTCCTAGTAAATATTAAGTGTAGTCATATGTGCGTATGCTACAGATATAGAGAGGAAGTGCAGAATGGAAGATAGAAGTATATGCTGTGCTGAATGTATGCATCTACTAGGAAGTGATACGAAGAACTACTATATGTGTAACGTAGGCAAGTATGACAGAATATACAATGCATATCTATGCACCTGCGACAGATATAGAAGCAGGAATACAAGTACAAAAGAATATAAGAGATAATAACAGATCGTTAGAGGTGGTAAATTTCGTTGCAACCACGCACCCTATGGGTTAAAAGAGATGCAAGAGATGTGACGCTTGCCTAACGGTCTGTTTAAATATATATAAACCTAGAAAGGATGTGAGAAGATGAATCTAAATAGAATTATGAGAAAACTACAAAGAGCAATAGTATCAAACGGATTTGTAATAAGCTTAGACACAACACAATTCTATTCAGAGGACCAGAAACGAATGATAACAATGTACATCCTGTCTATAAAAGCATATGAGAACACAAGAAAAGGTTGGAGAGATACACGGTACGAGATACTAAGAACCGCTTCACAAGTGGATATAATTAAATGCTTGTCTGATATATGGGCAAGTATACGAGAAAGGAATGGGCAAATAAATGCGGAATGAACTTACACAGAAGCAAAGAACATTTGCTCATGCATGGATTAAAAACGGTGGGAATGATTATCAAGCAGCTATCGAAGCGGGATACTCTCCCGCAACAGCAAAGAATGCAAAAAAGAACATTATTGAAAAACATGGAGTAAAAGAATATATAGCAGAACTACAAGCCAAAACAGACAAAGAAAATGGCTATGATATTATGAGCCTTGCAGACATACAGCGGAGACGGTCAATGATCGCCACTGGTGCGTTGCAAGATTCTTTTGGATTTACGCCAGATTTTCCAGACCAGTTAAAAGCCATGAACGACTTAGAAAAGGCTTTAACGGTGCAGGCAAAGGAAGAGGAAGAGAAGAAAGCGAGAGAAGAAGCATTAAAGAATAAGACATATCACATGGACCTTGATATAATCCCCGATGTGTTTCACCCGATGATTCGAGATGTACGAAACCATAGGCATACAGAATATGTATTGCCGGGGGGACGTGGTTCTGGTAAATCCTCAACAATCCCCAACATCATTACAGAGTTAATGAGAAACAACCATGACATCCATTGCCTTGTTGTGAGAAAAGTATATAACACTGTAAAGGATTCTGTATTTGCTAAAACCAAATGGGCAATAACAAAACAGGAGTTCTCGGAAAAAGATTATAAATATACAAGCTCTCCGTATGAAATCACAATGAGAGACACAGGACAGAAGATATTCTTTCGTGGTGCTGACGATAAAGAAAAAATAAAGTCGATAGCACCAGATTTTGGATACATAGCGATTGTGTGGTTTGAGGAATTAGACCAGTTCGCAGGACCAGAAGAGATACGAAATATAGAGCAGTCCGCTATTCGTGGTGGAGATTTAGCATGGATATTTAAGAGCTTTAACCCACCGAAGAGTGCTAACAACTGGGCAAATCAGTATTTGCAAGAGCCAAAGGAAAACAGGCTCATTACAAGAAGTACATATCTGGACGTGCCGAAAGAGTGGCTAGGACAGCCGTTTATTGACGAAGCGGAACACCTAAAAGAAATTAGACCAGAGGCATACGAGCATGAATACATGGGCATTGCTAACGGTAACGGTGGGGCAGTATTTGAGTATGTAGAAGTAAGAGAGATTACAGACGAAGAAATAGCACAGATGGACCGCATATATCAAGGTGTCGACTGGGGTTGGTATCCGGATAAGTACGCATTTACAAGGACCTACTACGATGTGGCACGAGAAACGATCTATTTTATAGATGAGCATTGCGTAAACAAACGGTCAAACGAGCAAACAGCCGACTGGATAAAGAAAAAAGGCTATAACGATTATGCGATCATCTGTGATAGTGCAGAGCCTAAATCTGTAGAGGACTATAGAAACTTAGGTCTTGTGGCACAGGCAGCAGTTAAAGGTCCGGGGTCAGTTGAATACGGCATGAAATGGCTACAACGTAGGAAGATTGTAATTGACCCGAGGAGAACACCATACGCATACAAAGAAATCACAACGTATGAGTATGATAGAGACAAAGACGGTAACATAATAAGCGGATACCCAGACAGAGACAATCATGCTATTGATTCGTTGAGATACGCATACAACAGAGTGATCATGAGGAGAGGAGAGAACGCATAAATGGGTATATTTAGCAGAATGAAAGAGATATTAAGTAACCTTTTTAGACAAAAGGCAAGAGACGAATTTAAGATTAATACTGTTACCAGTCCAGAGATGCAGAGAGCTATAGAAAAGTGTGCATACATCTATAAGGGCAGTCCGTACTGGTTAGACAAGGACGAGCATATCAAGACTATCAACTTTGCAAAAGCTGTGTGTTCGGAGACAGCACGCCTTGCTACACTTGCAATAGGCATAGAGATAGATGGCAGTGCAAGAGCTAATTGGTTGCAGGAGCAGATAGACAAAGAACTGGAACAGGTACGACATCACGTAGAATATGGCTGTGCATACGGTACAGTTGTATTAAAGCCTAACGGTGCAAGTGTGGACTTGATTACACCAGAGAACTTTATAGTAACAGACGAAAGCAACGGAGAAATTCAAGGCATTGTGTTTGTGCATAGAGAAATTTCTAGTGATGGCAGGACGTATTACACGAAGCTAGAGTATCATAGGTACATCGAGGACGTGTATCAGATTACAAATAGGTGCTATGCTTCTAAGGATGCCAACGACACAGGGAAACCGATTGACATAGACGAGACACCTTGGAGGGGAGAACTGGAAGATGTAGGACTTACAAACCTAAACGGACAACGTCTGTATGCAGTCTTAAGAACACCACAGGCGAACAACGTTGATCTACATTGCAGTTTAGGATTGCCGATTTTCTACGATGCGATAGAAGAACTTAAAGATTTAGATGTTGCATACAGCAGAAATACAACAGAGATATTCGATAGCCGAAGAATGGTATTGATTGACAGTGATAGATTAATGGAAAGCGGTACAACCGTCAAGAATATGCAGGAAGGTATTGAAAGAAACAAAGAACGTCTAAAACTGCCAGAGTATGTTAAGAATGTAAATGGTACTGGGTTAGAGGGATTCTATCAAGAGGTAAATCCATCACTGAATACAGATACACGATTGACAGGAATCAATGCCCTACTGTCACAGATTGGGTATAAATGCGGATTCTCCAATGGATACTTTGTATTTAACGAAACGACAGGGATTCAGACAGCTACAGGCGTAGAAGCAGAGCAGCAGAGAACGATACAGTTTATCAAGGACGTTAGGGACAAGCTACAGTTCTGCATGGATGATTTGATTGCAGCACTTAATATCTTTGCTGATCTGTACCAATTAGCACCAAGTGGACCGTATGAGACTTACTATGACTTTGGAGACATAACATACAATGAGGACGAGGACCGTTCTCGTTGGTATAGCTATGTTGTAAGCGGCAAGATTCCTTTCTGGTACTATTTAACAAAATTTGAGGGATTCAGTGAAGAAGAAGCAAAAGCACTTGAAGAAGAAGCACAACCGAAAGAGCCAGACTTATTCGGTGCAGGAGATGAAGAATAATGCTAACGCCAGATTACTTATGGTACGTGCCAGAAAAGGCAGAGAAGCAGGCGGAAGAACTGCATAATAAGATTGTATCTGTCATGATTGAACGAATGATGATAAGGCTAGGACGTGGGGAAGATTACCTTTTTACCCCTATTGACAAGTGGCAAATGGATGTATTGCAGGATGCAGGGTATATATTGCAAGCGGTACAGAAAGAGATTGCACAAACAACAAAGATAGGCATTGATACAATCGCACGGACCATGAAAGAAGCAGGTATAAAGGCTATAGAATGGGATGATGCAGTGTATAAAAAGGCAGGTCTTGAACCAAAATCACTCGGGGAAAGTCCTTATCTACAACGATTATTGCAGAGGAATTATGAAAAGACCAAGGGAGAGATGCACAACTACACTGGTACGATGCCGAACGTCTGTCACGATAATTACATAGATGCAGTGGATAAGGCATACAACCAAACTGCAAGCGGTACAACAAGCTACACAGAAGCTGTCAAAGAAGCTGTTAACGACATTATAGACAAAGGGGCAGACGTAACCTATCCAAGTGGACGTAGAGACAGTATAGAGACAGCTACAGCGAGAGCGGTCCGTACTGGTGTAAGCCAGATGGCAGCAGATATTACAGACGCACGTATGGACGAGATGGATTGGGATATTATCCTAACATCTGCCCATCTGGGAGCCAGAATCGGAAACGGTGGGGATAATTTGACCAATCATTTCTGGTGGCAAGGCAAGTTTTACAGCAAAAGCGGTAATGACCCAAGATTTCCACCGTTTAGTGTCTGCGGTATGGGAAACGTGCAGGGAATCCATGGGGCGAACTGCCGACATAGTCACGGTCCGGGGGATGGAATAAATAATCCGTTTGAGGACTTTGACAGCGAAGAGAATCGCAAAGAATACGAGAAACGGAAACGACAGCGAGAACTTGAAAGACGTATCAGAAAGACGAAACGGCAGTTAATCGGCATGAAAACGGCTGTGGATAATGCAAAAGATGAAGCTTTAAAGCATGAGCTTGATATGGAATATCAGAAAAAGGCTGCACTATTGCAGAAGCAGAATCAAGCTTATAAAGATTACTGCAAGCAGAACAATCTTAAGACACAAAACGAAAGACTCAACACCGCAGGATGGGACAGAAGTCAAGCATCATCCGCTAGAGGTGCAGCGACTAGGTATAATAACGCACGAGGTAAATAATTTGGAAACTATTAATCAATTCATGGTTGCGTGTGGGTGGATTATAACCATTGGTGGAGCTGTAGGCGTATTGTATAAAGCCTATAAGCATTACAAGAAACCTACGGACGATTTAGAGCAACGTATAACGTCAATAGAGACAGACATCAAAGATATTAAACGGAAGCTTAACAGTGACTACAACACAATTAACAGTCAACAGAACGATGTTAATTTGGTTATGAAAAGTATGTTTAATTTGATTGAGAACAAAATCACAGGGAACAACATCGAGGGTCTAAAAAAAACCCGAGACGAGTTAATAAACGCACTGACCACACACGAGAAGTAAAGGAGAACAAGAATGATAATTGACGGTATAAATTTTAAAGAGTTAAATATCACAAAAGATGGGGAACTGATTGCATCCATTACAGATGGAAAAGATGGAATCGTACACAAGGACGGCTATAGAGTACAGCTTGTAGTGGAAGATGTCGGCATGTCGTTTGCAGAAGCATTTAAAAGAATGAAAGCAGGGCATAAAGTAAAACTTCCATCGTGGGGTGGTTTCTGGTACTGGGATGCAGAAAAAGAAACTATCATGATGCAGTGCAGAGATAAAGACAACGGAGAAAAGGGAGACTTATTAGATATTAGAGATACAAAAATGGTGGAATATACACTTAACAATATCTTATCTAATGAATGGCTAATTGCAGAATAAGGAGTGAAAGTATGGCTAAATATGTAAAGAAGCCTGTTGAGATAGAAGCAATCACGTTTGATGAGCTTATGAGAATCGGAGCAGAGAACGCTGATACTGTGGTTAACGGTATGCCTGTTAAGTTTACATACAATGGTTATGTCATTAGACAATATGACAGCAATTCTTATATCATTCCGACACTAGAGGGAGATTTTCTCATGACAAAAGATGATATGCTTATCACTGACGTAAACGGAGAAATCTATCCATGCAAGAAAGAAATTTTTGAAAAAACTTATGAAAAGTGTATTGAAAAATCCATAGTATAGCATTTACAATAATACTTGTAACAAATAATAGTTGTTGTTGAATAAATCATTTTTTACTTGCTAGTATGTGATTTGTTTCGAAGATTTTTCATGTTACAACCCTTTTTCTTATTGATTTTATAAAGCATAATACAGCAGGACTTCTAACGAGGTCCGTGGAAACATAGTTCAGTTGGTTAGAGCATCCACCTCATAAGTGGACGGTCACAGGTTCGAATCCTGTTGTTTCCATTAACCACAAAAAGTGGCAATCAATAGCATTTATTTTCTAACACCTTTATTGGTAGAGTTGTAATTTTTTCATACTCCTCCAAAAAAACGTTGAAGCATCATGTTGTCGCATGGTGCTTTTTTCGTGAAAAAAATTAGAAAAATGAGTAGAAAAAAAGAGTCTCCATATCTTACAATAAAAGAGTAGATTGTTTGATGCTCATGTGATTCAATCAACTAACCTCCTTCCATAAGTTTTAAGAGAGAGTTAAAGGCTCAAGAGTGGTTCAAACCCACTCTTCTCTTTTACCTTGGCTTAGGTTTATAAGCCTTAATCCATTACCGCAGACGAGCGGTATACAAATATCGTATAGGAGGATATACAATGCAGAATTACGAACAGATTTTAGAAGAATTAGGAATCGAAATCCCAGAAGATAAAAAAGCGGATTTAAAAAAGAAAATGTCTGAAAACTATAAGACTGTAGCTGACTACAATAAGCAGGTAGAGAAAAAAGATGAATACAAAACATCTTTAGACGAAGTGCAGTCTAAATTAGCCGACTTAGAGAAAGAAGATGTTGACGGTCTTAAGACTAAGATTACAACATTAACGCAGGAACTTGCAGATGAAAAAGAAGCAAGAGCAAAAGAAGCTAAGCAGACAGAGTTAAGAGACAAAGTAAAAGATTTCTTATCTGATAAAAAATTTGTAAATGCAATCACAGAAGACTCTATCCGTTCCCAGATGATTCAGAAATTAGAAGAAGAGAATGGGAAAAATGCAGAAGATGTATTTAAAGAACTTACTACTAAAGATGGGAAACCAATTGAGAACATCTTGGTTGATGAAAAGAAAGTACCAGATGTTAAAATTCCAAGCTTTACAACTAAGTTTAACAGCGGAGAGCAGAAAAAGGGAACACAGAAGTTAAGGGAAATGTCTTTAGACGACAGAATGAAGCTTAAGGCAGAGGACCCAGACTACTATGCAACCTTATTAAACGACAGATAGATAATACCGACTCACAATATGGAAGTGAGCCGCTAACCTAAAATCCCTTAATAGTTGTAGGTAGATGGGACAAAGATAAGTCCTTATCTATTCTTATTTAGGGTAGAAAGGACTTTTTTTATGCCAAGAACAGGAAGATTTGGCGGTTTTGATTTTGACCCAGAGGTTTTTTCTGAGTTTATGTCAGAAAACCCAACATGGAACGATGCAATTATTGCATCTGGTGTGTTAGCACAGGACAATACAATCATGGATTTAATCGGAGAAAAAGGAAATATCGCAACAATTCCATTCTATACACCGATTGATGAACAGGACTCACAGGCTTTAAACAACGATGGAGAAACAGATAATACGCCTGTTGAAATTACAGGAAAGAAACAGACTTGCATGTTAATTCAGAGAATGAAAGCTTGGAAAACAAAAGACTTTACAAAAGAGTTAACAGGTGCCGACCCTATGACCCATGTTGCAAACTCTGTTGCAAGCTTTTATAAGCAGGTAAGAACACGTGACTTAATGACTACAGTTGATGCAGTTTTAAGTCTGTCTGGTATGGAAAACCATATTACAGACTTATCTTTAACTGGCGAGGGTACTGTTGGAGATGCAAACAAAATTGACGATACAACACTTATCTTCGCACAGCAGAAAGCTTTAGGAGATTCCGCTGACAAGATGGGATTACTTGTATTAAACTCTTACATTTATGCAAAGTACAAAGCAATGGGACTTGTTGACTACAACAAATACACTATTGCTAACGCAGTAGAAAGAGAAGTAAATCTTCCTACAATCGGTGGATTTATCCCACTGGTAACAGACAGATTTACAGTTGACACAACAGGAACAAACCCAGTATACAAAACTTATATGCTTGGTACAGGTTCAGTATTGACTTGTGATAAGACAAACTATGAAAATCCTTATTATACAGACTATGATCCAGAAACATCTGCCGGTATCGAAAAGCTGTATACAAAACAGGGTTATGTATTACATCCTAACGGATTTTCTATTAATTCTAACAAGATTGCAAAAGAGTCTCCTACAAATGCAGAGTTAGGAGCTAAAGCAAACTGGTCCTTAGCATTTAACCAGAAGAATATCCGCATGGGTGTTATTAAATCCAACGGATAAAAAGGAGTATGATTTCATGGCATATGTTGACTATGAATATTACAAAACCCTTTTTGGAGAGAAAGCAATCCCAGAAGCAGACTTTAATCGTCTGGTCTGGGATTCTTGCAAGAAGATAGATAATGCCACAACAGGCGTGGACAATGTCAAAAAGCTTAAGGTTGCTTTTCCAACAGATGAAGATGATGCAGAAGCAGTTAAAAGATGCGTTTGTGAGCTTCTGACGATCACTTATAAGATTGAACAAGCAGAAGCAAGAGTTGAAACATCACAAGGTTACATCACGTTAGAAGATGGGACCGTGATGAGTAAGCAGGTAGCATCTAAGAGTGCAGGAAACGAGAGTATAAGCTATGTGACTTCCAGTAACGCAGGTACGGCTACATTGATAGATAAGTGTCTAGCGGATAAGGAAGCACAAAAGCAGTTATACTCTGACACAATAAGAGACTACTTATCGGGTGTCGCAGATGCCAACGGAGTAAGTCTACTGTATATGGGAATGTACCCAACGGAGTATTTATGAAAGATTGTAAAGTAAATGTTTTAGGAACTACATATAAAATCAGATTCAGACACGAGAGCGAAGATGAGAAACTGCAAGAATTATATGGCTATTGCGATTATTCAAGTAAAACAATAGTTGTTGCAATTCTTGAAAGAAGTGTAGATTCCATGGAAAACCTTGAATCAGTTCAAAAAAGTTTACTTAGGCATGAAATTATGCACGCTTTCTTATATGAAAGTGGTTTAGATGGGCAGTCCTGCAACACAGATTGTTGGGCAAATAACGAAGAGATGATTGACTGGTTTGCTTTACAGTCTAAAAAGATTTTTAAAGCTTTTAAAAGAACAGGTGCATTATAAGCGGAGGGATACGATGTATAACGACACAATTACACTTTTCAATAGATATGAGAGTAAACAGGGCGATACATGGTATCCCTCCGTTTTGCATAATTGCAATCTTAACATGGATAAAGCAAGCATCATTGCAAAATATGGCTCTGACTCACAGGACAATGCTGTATTAAATGTACAGTATAGCCTAAAAGACGGTAAAAAGATGGTAGGGAGTAAATTATGGCTACCGCCTAAAGAATGGCCTAAACAGGCAAATGATAAGTTACCACAGGCACTTACATTTAGTTCTAAGGCTAATGGTTTTGACTTCTTTATTGTTGGAGAATGGGAGAATGACAAACCGATTGCAGACGATGATTATATTGACGGATTCTACGAAGAGATGAAACTTAAGTATGATTATGTCTTTGCAATAACTGGAAGTGCCTTTTACGACATAATCCCACATTTTGAAGTAATGGCTAAGTAGGTGGTTATATGGCTAAGAAAAAATTAGGAAATGTCAATATAAATACATCTAACATGATTGCAAATATCAGCCTTGAAAGATTTGACGACCAGATACAGCATGCTCAGTTTTGGCTAGATAGTCAAATTATGACCGATATGATCCCTTATATGCCACATGAAACAGGCACATTCATTAACGTAACGAGAGCAAAAAGTGCTTCTCTTGCAGGTACTGGAATGGTATGTGCAGGTACTGGACCGATGGGACGTTTCTTGTACTATGGTAAAGGTATGGTTGACGAATTAACAGGGTCTCCGTGGGCGAGAAAAGGGGCAAGAAAGGTTCTTGTTTCTGAATTTGCAGGACAAACCAATGCAAAAGAAGAACTGTCCTATTCCAATCCTAAAGCTACTCCAAAATGGTTTGAAACAGCAAAGAAGAATCACGGTAAAGCATGGGTTACTCATGTTAAGAAGCAGGCAGGAGGAAGTTAATGGCAGAAGAAAAGAAACCAGTCAAGTACGACATTGACGGCTTTGACGTAGTCACGACAGCACTACAAGAACTTGTAAATCAGTTCCCAGATTTAAGAGAGGGAGACGAAATTGCATTTTCTACACTTGATGATGCAAGCGGAAAAGCAATGTTCCCAGTAAGCGGTGCAGTGATTGAATCAGAAAAAGAGAGTATCACAGGACACGTCACACAGGTATGTCTGTATCCGTTTTGCGTGATATATCGTGCAAGCGGTACAAAACCAAAGAGGAAAGCAGATATTAAGGAGTGGTTGGACAACCTTGGCAAATGGTTAGAAAAACAAACAATCACGATTAAAGACAATACATATAAGCTAGAAGAATATCCAGTTCTGACAGGGAATCGAAAGTTTTTAACAATTGACAGACAGACACCTGCATATTTGGACAGCACAAACGAAAACAAGTCCGAGAATTGGGCAATCAACATTTCTGCCCGATATCAAAATGACTTTGATAGATAGATAACACATTAACTGGTCTGCATTATGGAGCAGATCACTAACCTTGAAAAGATAAAGGAGAATCAAAATGGCAGCAGTTACAACAGGTAAAATTGCACGTAAATATATGGCTCATTTCTTAGATTCTGGTTCACTTTGTGGCGGAACATCTGGTTATGAACGTCTGGGAAAAGACTTAGAAGAGTACAATGTCGAACTGAATCCAGACACAGAAACATCTAAAAATATCATCGGAGAATCAACATTTAAACATAATGGATACGAAGTATCTTCTGAAGCTGACCCTTATTATGCAGAAGCTGACTCTGTATTATCACAGAAATTGCAGGAAATTGTTGATAATCGTTACACAGACGACAACTTAAAGACAAACGCCGTAGAAGTGCATATGTGGAAAGAAGCTACAAGCGGAGCTTATGAAGCATATCAGCAGGAATGTTATGTAACACCTACATCATACGGTGGGGATACATCTGGTTATCAGATTCCATTTACCGTCAATTATGTTGGAGAACGTAAAAAAGGTACTTACAACGTTGAAACAGGTAAATTTACAGCAGCTACAAGTTCAGTAAATGCATCAAGCACAGGGAAATAGGGGTTAAGCAATGGAAGAATTAAGAAGAAAAGTCAAAACTGGTGCCTTAAATGTGGTACTGACCAATGAAGATGATGCAGAGATTGGAAGATTTTCTTTCAATCCTGTTGATTTAAATATCATTAGAAGATACGAAGAGGTAGTTGCAAATCTTGAAAAGATGGAAGTACCAGAAGATGCAACAGAAAAAGATATTCTGGAATTATCCGACAGATTAGAAGAACAGATTGATTACTTACTCAACTCTAAAGCTTCTAAATCTGTTTTTGCTATCTGCAATCCGCTGACATTAACAGAAAGTGGAGATTTCTTTATTGAGAATATCATCGTTGAGATTGCGGACGTTATTGAGCAGGTAACAGACCAGAGAATCAAAAAGAAACAGGCGAAAATTAAAAGGGCAACGTCTAAATATCACAAATAATGGAAGTTTGGGAACTTCCTACATCCATAGTAGTTGGTGGCATAGATTATGAAATACGCACAGATTTTCGTGCAGTTCTGGATATTTTAAAAACATTTAATGACCCAGACTTTGAGAACGATGAAAAGTGGATTGTTTGCCTTACCATTTTATACGTTGATTTTGGAAATATGCCATCACAAGACTATGAAGAAGCTATTGAAAAAGCCATCGAATTTATTGACATGGGTATCAAGGACGATGGGAAGAAACAACCTCATGTGATGGATTGGGAACATGATGCACCAGTTATCATCCCATCTGTTAACCGTGTACTTGGAAAAGAAATACGAGCTATGCAGTATTTACATTGGTGGACTTTTTTAGGAGCTTACATGGAAATTGGAGAGTCTTTGTTTTCGCAGATTCTTAGTGTTCGCATGAAGAAAGCCAAAGGAAAGAAACTGGAAGATTGGGAAAGAGAGTTCTACAAAGAAAATAAAACGCTTATTGACCTAGATGTTAAATATTCCGAAGAGGAATTAGAAGAACAGAAACGTTTGAACGATTTACTGAATGGGAAAGGGGCGTGATTGAATGGCTACACAAAAAGCGGATGGAAGTATTTATATCAAAACAGAAATTGATACAACCGAAGCAAAAGCAAGTGTGAAAGAAATCGCATCCCTTTTAAAACGTTTATCCAATCAAGTAAAAACCATTGGAAAATCAATGGAAAAAGCCATGAGTGGCGGTATAAAAGCACCAGATGCAAAAGGCATGGATGTTGTCGAAGAAAAAGCAAAGACCGTGGCTAAGGAACTGGAAAAGACCGCACAGGCAGAAAAGAAACTTGATAACATAGACATTAAAACGACTGCACTTGATACGTTAGATAAAGCAATAGAAACCACAGGACAAAAGCTTGCAGAATTGGAAAAAGCACAGATGGATGTATTCAACAGAAATCAGAGTGCAACTTCTTCCCTTGCGTTTCAAGCAATGGAAAGTGCAGCGGCTAAACTAGATCAGCAATACGAAGAACTCCTTGCAAAGAAAAAGCAATTAGAAGCACCGACAGCGAGTGCAGACAGTGGTCTACCTAAAAGTGCAAAACTTACTGGTGGAACAGGTCTTGCAAGCGAAGAGAGTGCAAAAGCATTGCAAAAATTAAATGCAGAAATCACAGGTACAGAAACGAGTGTTGAATCCTTAAACACCGATTTAGGGCAAACAACACAATTGCAGGATGAAATCAGCAATTCAAATATCAAGACAACAGCATATCAGATTCTTGAAGATTCCTTGCAACGCCTTGATACACAGTTTGAGCAGGTAGCAACGGCACAGCAAGAAATTTTTGCAAGAAATCAGAGTGCAACTTCTTCCCCTGCGTTTTTAGCATTGGAGAGTGCTGCGGAAAAACTCGGCAGACAATATGACGAATTACTAGCGAAGAAAAAACAGCTAGACAGCGGAACAACAACTGCACAACCAACAGAGAAAGTACGTACTGCACCGATTACAGGGAACTACGCAAAAACAGCATCAGAAGAAAGTGAGAAAGCCTTAAATGCATTAAATAAGGAAATATCTAAGACTGATGCAAAAGAAAGAAGCCTTGTTAACACAAATAGTAGGCTTGGTTCATCATTTAAGAATGTCAGTCAGTCCGCGGACAGTGCTAAGACAAAAACAGGCGGTATTTCATCTGTCTTTAGCAGGATGGGTGGAGTCGTATCTGGACTTGGAAAACGTCTTGGTGGACTGGCACAGAACTTCACAAGCACTACAAACAGTGCTAATAATGCAAGCTTTTCTATTGGTCGAATGGTGGGTATGAGTATATTATATTCTACCGTTTTTGGAATGATTTCTAAAGTTAACAGTGGAATCATGACAGGCATCAATAACCTTGCACAGTATTCGTCTGCTACTAATGCTTCGATATCTTCCATGATGTCAGCATTAACTCAGCTACAAAACAGTTTGGCAACAGCATTTGCACCGATTTTGTCCGTAGTTGCACCTATATTAACGGCATTCATGAATATGCTATCGAAAGCGATCACGTATATTGGAATGTTCATAGCGGCACTGACAGGACAGAAATCTTTTACAAGAGCGAAAGCCGTACAAGAAGATTATGCGGCATCATTGAATAAAACATCCAGTGGTGCTAATAAGGCGGCAAAAGCCACAAAGAATAACGCAAATGCTACGAAAAAGGCAAGTAAAGAGATACAGACTTATCTTTCTGGACTTGATGAAGTCCGACAGTACCAGAAAGAGAAAGATACACCTAGTTCTTCTACACCATCCGCAGGCAGTGGCGGAGGTGGTGGCGGTGGTTACACTGGTCCATCCATTGGAGATATGTTTGAGAAAGTTCCTATTGAATCTTCCATTGCAGACATTGCTAAGAAGATTAAGGACCTCATAAAGAAAGAGGATTGGGAGGGACTTGGAGCTTATATTGCTAGCGGTATCAACAAAGGTCTACAAAAGATTTATGATGCGATCAACTGGAATAATATAGGCCCAAAGATAACTTATTTTGTAAACGCATTTACACGGACGTTCAATAGTCTTGTAGATCACATAGATTGGGATTTGATGGGACGTACTGTAGGTGCAGGTATTAATACAATTGTTAACACTCTTAATCTTCTGATTGAGGGAATTGACTGGAAGAACTTAGGGGCAAAAATTGGTGTTGGAATCAATGGTATGTTCAATGAGGTTGACTGGTCTAATGTAGGACGGTTGTTTGCTAACCGTATCAACATTCCGTTTCAGATGCTCGCAGGTGCAGTAAATACCCTTAAATGGGATACAATTGGTAAATCTATTGGGCAGGGATTAAACGGTGCGATAGCACAGTTAGATGTTAATTCGATTGGTACAAGTTTGTCTGGTTTAGTATTAGGAATCCTTACAACATTAGATAATGCACTGACAACAACGGACTGGTCACAGTTAGGAACAAAATTATCAGCGTTATTAACATCCATCGACTGGGTTGGAATATTTGTCAACGCAATTTCGGTTGCAGGAAAAGCAATAACGGCATTAACACAACTTGGTGTGTCATTTATGGATAATTTAGCAAAAGGTATCACAAATGGTACACAGCAGTTTATCAGTAAAGGATTATCAGCACTGACCAATTTTACTGCAAACTTAAGAAGCAATGCAGGAAAATTAGTAGATTCTGGTCTCCGTCTTATGTTAAATCTTGCTAAAGGTATAGCTAATGCCATGCCAGATATCATCAAAAATGTTCCCGAAATCGTGATTAACATTGCAGGTGTAATCAATGATAATGCACCTAAAATTTTAGTCGCAGGTGTGAAACTTATTGCGATATTGATTAAAGGATTGATTCAGTCAATTCCTACACTTATTGCAAGTATTCCAAAAATTATCATGGCAATCGTTAGTGTGTTTGCAGCCTATGATTGGTTGTCACTTGGTAAAAGTCTTATTGTGGGTATTAAGAACGGTATCATGGGTGCAAAATCTAATGCAGTCAATGCAATAAAAAACGTATATAGCAGCCTTGTAAATGGTATCAAAAATTTACCTAGCAAATTAAAAGAAATAGGTACTAATGGTGTCAAAAATGTTGGAAGTGGTATCACTGGTAAATTATCAACAGTAAAGACAGCCGCAAGGAAAATTATTACATATGCAGTCAATGGAATTAAAGGCTTACCTAGTAGTTTAGCTACTAAAGCAAAAAATGCAGTAGTGAAAATGAAAGATAAGTTTACAAAAGTGAACTGGTTAAGTGTTGGAAAAAACATTGTAAAAGGTATAGCAAAAGGTATTGGAGATTTTGCATGGATTTTGGTTGATAAAATGACAAGTCTTGCAAGCAAAGCGTTTGATTCAGTAAAGAGTTTCTTTGGAATCCATTCTCCATCAAGATTAATGCGAGATAAGGTTGGAAAGATGCTACCCGCAGGTATTAGTGTTGGTCTGGAAAGAGCATTCCCAGATACAATAAAAACCTTTATGAAGCAGTCTAAAGAGTTGGCAAGTGTACCATTTAAAACACCGGAGATTGCAACTGGTAAGATTATACCTGCGAAAGCATCCGCAGTGATCGCACAGAAACAGAGTGGTACAAACAGCAATAATAATGACGTAATTAACTTACTTGAACAGCTATTAGCAGTTATGAAAGATTTAGAATCAGACAATAACGGTAACAATGGTGGAGATTATCACTTTACCGCACAAATCAATCGCAGAACGTTATTTGATGAATTTATCGAAGAAGCGAAACTAAGACAAATGAGTAACGGCAGAAACCCATTCAGCCTTGCGTAGAAAGGAGTAGATATGGCACAAGATTATATAAAAATCAATGGTAAGAAAATATTTCAGCCAGATGGTGGAAGTTCTGCAGCATATGAAACAACTTATACGCAATGTTCTACACGTTCGCAGTCTGGAAGCGGTAAATTTACACCAATGTTTACAATCGAAAGATTTCCTTATACTGCGACTGATATACCTGCAAAAGATGTAGCAGAGATAATGCAAATGATTGTTTACAGTAAAAGCAATAAAAAGACAAAATTTCAGTTGCATTATTTCAGTCCATATTATGGTAAATGGAGAGACGATACATTTTATGTAGGACAGGTGTCTGATATTAAATTTGGAACATTGAAAGACGGAGAAGAAAAGTTTGAAAGCTTCTCTTTTAACGCACAGAGGATTGACCCATTATGATAAATGTAAGTAACGAATTTAAAGAACTTATGTCAGAGAGACAGGACTTTAAAGAGTATGCAGAAGTTACACTTGCAAATGGAACAGTCCTAGAACTGACAGAGGATGATTTTTCAATAGATAACAATAGTCTGGTTGATTCTGCGGGGGCAAACTCTATTCCTTTAGGAGTTGCCATTAGCAGAAATGTGCAGTTAGAAATCATGAACGACGACGATCACTTATCTGATTATGATTTCTTTGGAGCAAAAATCAGACTATATCTGACGTTTGAATTATCATCAACGATAGAAAAAATTGAATACGGTACATTTACCGTCACTCAACCAGAAACCTACGGAAGTGTTGTAACGATTGTTGGATACGATGATATGTATAAAGCAGATAAGACATACAGCACAACATTGACATTCCCTGCGACAGCAAAGAGTGTGCTAATTGATAGTTGTGATACCTGCGGTATCTTGATTGGAAATAGTAACTTTTTACATAATGACTTCCAGATACCAACCATGCCATCTAGTGAGTATACACACCGACAGATTATAGGTTTTATAGCTATGATTGCCTGCGGAAACGCAAGAATTGACCGCACAGGGCATCTACAGATAATTACATATGATTTTGACTACAGTACTAATATTCACGATATCGAATCTTATGATTCTTTAACAAGTGATACAAACGATGTGCAGGTAACAGGTGTACAAATGACAAAGACTGTCACTAAGACAACAACCGATGAAGATGGTAACGAAAATGAAGAAGATGTGGAAGAATTAGTCAAATACGGTTCAGATGGCTACGTTTTAGAAATAGAGAATCCGTTAGTTGCAGGTCATGAAGAGACATTAGTTTCTTGGATTTATGAAAGATTCAAGGATGTAACGTTTCGTGGATTTACGATGGATTATATTTCTTATCCAATTGCAGAGTTTGGAGACAAGATAAAGATTACAGACTGGAAAGGGAAAAGTTTTTATTCAGTATTAACAGATGTAAACTTTGTATTCTTTGGGTATACAACACTACAAAACAGTGCAGAATCTCCAATGAGAAATCAAAGCAATTACACATCAAGTGATCAGAAAGCAATCATTAAAAGCAAAGAATTTGCCGAACGAGAAAAAAGCAACCGTCAAAATGCTTTAGGTAAGATGCAAGAAGCATTAAAAAATAGTAATGGAATGTATTCAACACAGGAAGTGCTATTGGATGGCTCAACAATATATTACCTGCATGATAAACCGACAATGAAAGAATCAAAGAATGTTATCAAATTGACAGCAGAGGTTATTGGTTTTTCTATTGACGGTGGTAAAACATATCCTTATGGATTTACGATTACTGGGGAAATGGTAGCAAGGTTGCTTTATGCAGAGGGAATCAACGCAGATTATATCATTACTGGTGCATTAACAGTCAAAGATAAGTCTGGAAACATTATCTTTTATGCAGATATGGAGACTGGTACTGTAAAGATTTCTGGGGATAACGTCACAATCGGTGGTAAATCAGCACCAGAAGCAATCAGTGATGCAGTGAAAGAATCTAAAAACTATGCCGATGGTAAGGTATCAGATTTTGCAGAAACAGTTACAAAAAGTGTAGCTGATCTACAGAACCAGATAGACGGACAGATTGAGACGTTCTACTACGACTACGAACCAAAGCTAAACAATATCCCTGCCTCTGACTGGACAACAGAAGATGATAAAAAGAAGCATGAGGGAGACTTGTTCTATTGGAAATCTAAGGGATATGCCTACAGATTTTTCAAAGACGGAGACACATGGAAATGGCAGTTAGTACAAGATACTGACGTTACAAAAGCATTACAGACAGCATCTTTTGCACAGTCTACGGCAGATAGTAAATGCCGTGTATTTGTAGTACAGCCTACACCGCCTTATGGTACTGGGGATATGTGGAATCAAGGGCAGAACGGAGACATCCTTACTTGCGTTGTGGCAAGGGGAGAGGGTGCAAGTTTCGTAGAATCCGACTGGCAGAAGCTTAATAAATATACGGACGATGAAACAGCAAAACAAGCACTGTCAGAAGCAAGAAAATCTCGTGCTATGCTTATCAATCTGGACAACGATTACCAAGCAATCACGACAGATTATAAGGGAGAGTACACAACGTTTCCAGAGTGCCACACGACAGCACAGGTTTTATACGGTCATACCGATATATCTAACGACTGTACTTATAACGTGCAGAAGTCAAGCGGTGTCGTAGGTGCTTGGAATGGTTCAACACACACTTATACTGTAATAGGATTAACAACAGATGTTGGATGGGTAGATATTACAGCTAATTACCTTAATACATATTCTGTCACAAAACGATTTGATATTGCTAAATTAAAGGGTGGTATCCCCGGAGAAACAGGTGCAACAGGACCACAAGGCGATCAAGGAAGTGCAGGAAGAACCTACTTTATGGAACCATCCACAGGAATCATCAAACGATCAGCGGACAGCTCAATGGTGCCGAACTATATTACACTGTCTGGTTATTATCGTGATGGTACAGCAACAGCAAGAACAGCATATAAATGCCGATTTAAGATTGAGGAAACGATTGACGGAGACACATATAAAACTGTCTATACTTCATCCGCAGATGAAACATCAATCACTCACAGCCTATATGGTGCTCTTGCAATAACGAATGGCAGAGCGATTCAAGCAGCAAGCAATAAAGCAATCGGTATTCCTCGTGATGTAGCAGCACTTAGATGTACGATGTATGCGGCAGGTGGATTTACAGAGGTTCTTGACATTGAGACAATTCCTGTTGCAATAGATGTTGATGCGTTGACACATGAAGAAATCTTTAATCTTCTAACCAATGACGGAGCATGGCAAGGTATTTATCGTGGGTCTGACGGAAAACTGTATATCAACTTTACATATTCAAGAGGTGGAGTATTAAACCTTGGAGGTAAAAACGAAACGTATGGAAACGGGGAGCTGCATGTTTACAATATGTGGGATCAAGAAATTGTGACGGTAGACACTGGAGGAATTTTGGTGTCGAATTATTTCCTATCAGACGATAAAACTCCACAATCATATATATGCTTGCTGCCAGAATTATTCAATGATGGAATGTACGTTTCTAAAAATAAGGACGGGACAGGAAAAGCTTCAATAGTAAGACACGATCGTATAAAAGTTAAAAATTCAGAAAATAGTGTTGGTACGCCATTTGACAAGGAATCAGCAGAGACAACTATAGATTATGAAAGCATATTAATATCTCACGGATTAAACAGTACAGAAAAAGGTCACTTTTCTGTAAGTATAGGAGAAAGAAAAGAACTTTTTGTTTCTGACTTGGATTCATCATTTTATGGAAATGTAAATATTTCTGATGGAAATGTAGATATTTCTGGTGGAAATTTGACTGTTCATAAAGATTTTATGTGCACAGGGACGAAAAAGAGAATAGTTGATACTGAAAATTACGATATTCGTTCACAGTATTGCTATGAGACAGCAACTCCAATGTTTGGAGATATTGGAACGGCACAAACCGATGAAACTGGAGAATGTTATATAAGCATTGATGATATATTTGCAGAAACGGTAAACACTGGTATTGAGTACCAAGTATTCTTGCAGAAAGAGGGACAAGGCGATTTATGGGTAGAAGAAAAAACACCTACTTATTTTACTGTAAAAGGTACTGAAAATCTCAAATTCTCATGGGAAATTAAAGCAATTCAAAGAGATTACGAATTTGAAAGGCTAGAAGAATACCAAGATGAAAATAAAGAAGTTGCGATAGATTATGAGAAAGAATATATTGACGAAATCAATTCTTTAATTAAAGAACAGGAGGAAATGTTAAATGAAACAACTTAGCAGTTTTATGGTATTAAACATTGACGGTGGAGACAGAGTGACTTATACATACAACGAGATTAACGATAGCACAGGAGAGCCAATCAGCCGAAATAATAAGGGCAATTTTTACGTTGTTGACGATGAACTGAGGGAACATATTAAAGCTATTAGAGACTTTATCAAAGATAATAAACTGAATGATTAAGGAGTGATATTATGGCGGTTAATGTACCTCTTATATTAATTAATGATTTGCCAGAACAGGAAATTCCCACGGATGATGTATATTTAATCATCGGTGGGAATGATGCAAAAAAAGTAAAGGTTTCAAATCTTTCAGAGTATTTGAAAAAGAGACTTCAAATTGAAGATATAACAACAAATGTTGGGAATTTGTCAACAAATGTTGGGAATTTGTCAACAAATGTAGAAAATTTGTCCGAAAATATAGACAAAAAGCAAGACATTATAGAGGACACAGGATGGATTGAGTGTAAATACGGAAATGGCATCGTTCCATACACAAGTAATTCAAACGCAAGAGTACGGAAAATTGGAAATATTGTATTTTTGCAGGGAACGTTAAAAAATAATACGGCATGGTCTACACACGATAGTATTTTAACGTTTGATAAAAAATTTGCACCATCACAGGAAAGTCGTTTTCTATGTCAAGGAAGTGGACTTAACAGGTTTTTACTTACTGTCAGAACGACAGGGATATGTAAAGTTGAAAGATATGGAACAAATCAATCACAAGGCATAACTATTAAAACAGGTGCGTGGCTTAACGTATTTGCTACATGGGTAACAGGGTAATAGGGTTTATATGATGAAAACAATTACAATAAATGATTTGGAAACATAATAACATATTTTTACATATAGTGAAAGGAGAAACTATGAATCTTAAATTACGTTTCAAGAATAAAGCAACATTAGTAGCATTGGCTTCTGCCTTAATTGCATTCATCTACCAGATTCTTGGAATCTTAGGTATCACAGCACCAATAGCACAGGATGCAGTATCACAGCTTGTAGGTATCATCCTTAATATTTTAGTGGCTGTCGGGGTATTGGTGGACCCAACAACAAAGGGAATCGGGGATAGTGTTAATGCAATGTCTTATGAAGAATTAGGACAGGCAGTAGACCCAGACTATCAAGGACCTGCGGACTTAACAGAAGAACCTATCAACATTACCCACAAAGAGGAAGTGTAAAATGAAATTTATTAACAAATTTGCCGATGAGTCAAATTATGGTGGCAAAAGAAAATTAAGTGATATTAAATTTATTGTGGTGCATTTCACAGGGAATAAAGGGGATACAGCTTTGAATAACTGCAAATATTTCCAAGGAGAAAGCAGACACGCATCTGCCCACTGTTTTATTGATGGTAGTGGAGTAGTATATAAGTCTGTATCTCTTAAGAGGGTAGCATGGGCAGTAGGTGGATGCTACACTTTAAAAAATGGTGCAGGTAGCAAATACAAAGTTGCTACAAATGCAAACACCTTAAGCATTGAAATGTGCAATTGTGTTGGTGGTGTACCTGCGGACGTATACAACGATCTCGTGTGGTTGGTTACATACTACATGAAGAAGTACAACATTGATGCAGACCACGTTATTCGCCACTGGGATGTAAATGGCAAAGATTGTCCAGACCCATGGATTGGAAAGAATAATAAATGGTGGAAGAAGTTCAAGGCTGACATTGCAGGAACAACAGTGAAAGAAGCAAAGAAAGCAAAAGTCTATGGAACAGTTATCACGAAACATGACCCGTTGATTATGAGAAAGAGTGCGAATACAAAATCCGATATTGTTTGCAGAATCCCTAAGAGTGCAACGGTAGAGATTGTCAAAAAAGGAAGTGCATGGCATAAAGTTAAATATAACGGTAAGACAGGGTACTGTTCAGCAACTTACATAAAATTTTAAAAATAATGCTTGCATTGTCGAAAATGATATGATATTATAAACAACGTTGAAGCGAGAATGTTCCATTTTCGTTCCAACCAAAATTAAAGACAATTGAGTTTATGCGGTTTGAGAGCATTTTGACCCCTTGACTTTTAATCAAGTTGTCCGGGGTTCGAATCCCCGCACGCTCACTTTAAAAAGCACGGTTGCCAAATGGCTAAATACCGTGCTTTTCTTGTATTTATGCGGCTTTTAAGGGTATGACCTGTCTAAAAATCATACCCTTAAAAGTAATCGAAAGTATCTAAAGTTTAGGGAAGTATTTGTTCCATCCGTGTTCCATGTTCCATTCGTATTCCAGAAATCTAAGATACCATTTCATTTAGTTGTTCCATTTTTCGTTCCATAGGCTGTTCCACTTTTTGTTCCAAATTTAAAGCATCATTTACAGCGGATATGCTATCTTCTTTTTCTAACATTAAGTGATTGTATACTTCCAGAACGACCTTTTCAGAATCCCCTACAAGCCTTGCAATCATCTTTATGCTAATCTTAGGGAACTGGTAGCATAAGTTTGTGCAGTAATTGTGGCGGAAGATGTGGCTTGTTAAATCCTCAATAGGACTTTCACTGACTGCCTGCATTGCTTTTATGATTCTACCCCACATCCTGCGGAAACCAGATTTTGTCATAGGCTTGTAATCACGATTTATGAATAAGTATTTCCTGCCATCTTTTCTAAGTTGTTTTATGTAACTAGAGATTGTATCGAATACGTTATCCGGTAACGGTAACGTTCTTTCTCCGTTCTGTATGTTTTTTACTGTTTTTTTCTTTGGTATGTTGTCTGATATGTCGTGTGATTTGTCGATAGATACTGTATGTGCTTCTAGGTTAAAGTCTGATTCTGTTAGTGCTAATGCTTCGCCACACCGCAATCCACAGCCGTAAATGATATAGACATATATTTTATCCATTAAATTAAAATCTGCCTTAAAAACGGCTCTCTGTTCGTCTGGTGTCAATGGGCGTTTTTCTTTCGCTTTGTAACTTATAGATTCAAAGTTGTCAAATATATCTGCAAATGATTGTGCGGAATAAATGCGATCGCAAACAGCAGAGTGCAGGACCTGCTTAAATGTCATAACTATTTGTTGTTGTGTCCGCGGTTTGCCTTTAGCACCGTTCAGAATCAATTGTAAGTGGCTTCGCTGTACATCTTGTAGCTTAATGTATTTAATGCCGTTAAAATGGACGTTAATTACATTGTCGTACATTTTATTTGTGTTGTTAGCTCTGTTAGATTCTTTATATAAGACTTTCCATTGTCTGGCATAATCAATAAATAGTATATCAGAGTCAATCATTGCCTGCCGTTGGTCCCTTAGTTGCTCAAACTTCTTTACGATTCTTTCTAAATCCTTGGAGCTTTTCTTGGACCGCAGGTGTTTATATTTCTTTTTGCCATTATCCTTGTATGTGCCATCCCACACGTTGGTAGAATAGTAACCATCTTTACCTTTTTTAAATTTAGCTGTTGCCATTGTATCACTCCTTTTTCTAATAATTGGAATTTGCGTTTTCTGCAAAATGGGTACAAAAATAACAGCCATGCAAGAGTAGTTTTTATAACATTGCAAAATAATATGAATGTGTTACAATAGATATGGAATTTTCTATATTAAAATTTTACGATGTTATGGAAAAGGGTTACCGTTCTTTTTAGTCTTCTAACGGTGGCTCTTTTTTGCGTTCTTGCATAACTGATGTAGTCATGATACAATATAGGTGTTTGGCTGTACTATCTTGTATGATAACTACCTTGTATTTATATTAGATAGTGCTTTGGACTGTACCTATTTGGGCGTGGTACGGTCCTTTTTTATTGTTATTTAACTTCCCAAGATTTACCGCAGTCTTGGCAAATTGCCATTTGTTTACTGTTAATATCTGTCTTGGATGATTTCTTTTCTTTGTATTTAGACTTTTTAGGTGTTAATGCCCACAGACCGCCCGTCGCTGCGATCATACCTGCACGCCCCAGACTGTTACCTGCACGAGTCACAACACTCTTTTTACGGACCTCAGATTTTCCCTTTGTTTTAGCTGAGTCCTGCACAAACTCATATCCTATATTCAAGCTGTGACACTTAGGACAGTATGGTGCATCCAAATAAAAAATCTTATAAAAATCTTCGGCTTTTTTGCTGTCTACCTTTTTCAAAATCTCATAGTAAGCATCCCTAGACCTGTCTTTATCCGCTTTGATTTTGCTTGCATTAAAACCAAAATTACCGTTAAATTTACGCATTTCATAATCATAAGTTAACTGATTAATAGCATCATTTGTATAATCCAGTTTGACAATAATATCTTCTTTTGGATTCTCTTCTGCCTTATCAAAACGGCATAAATAGAAGTTGTCTTTTGCTACATAAAGTATATGTGTTAGTGTAGAAAGAAAACCACTATCTGTATATTTACCTGCTGTGATAATTAAATCACTAGGTTCATTAACAATACCTTTTTCTATAGCAATCTCAATCGTTTTTTCATCAATTTCATACTGCGGAACTTCATTATCAGCAGTAGAAACAGTAGCTAATTCTTTTAATATTTCCTCTG